GTCCAGACTTAGAGGCGTGGGAGGATTATGGGCGAGCACGTTACGGTGAGGTGTTTAGCACTTGGCCAAGTCTCGCGGCGTTGCTGTCCAAAGGGGAGAGCTGCTTCAGTGAACACCCACTCTGGAGTAGTCTAGCCCTCGCGGACTACAATTGATCTAAGGCTATGATAGGCGAAGCCTCCTTCACGGGAGAATAGGGAGCTGACATCCCCGCCGGCGCGGTTCCGGGCCTGCTTTCGGCCCGGCTGGGGTCGTGTTTTAAAGCCAAATATTATAAAAACATCTCATATTAAAACAAATGAATGGCAAAAATGTCCAAGAAGCACGACAAAAAGTCACCAACCTTCGATCTCGAGTTGCAGCTATCCGCAGCCAACTCCGCGCTGATGCAGGAACTCAAGGCCCTTCAGGCCGACTTCAGCACGCTACAAAAAGAGACCCAACTCCTCGTCGAGGAGGCGGAACGCGCACCGCCGCAAGCCGCCCAGGCCGCGGCGGATCCGATCGCGGGCATTCTCAACACGGTCAGCAGCTTGTTGCCCGTCGTGGGGCCCCTTCTCACTCTCCTCTAGCCACACAATTCTTGAGTGTTAAATCTCAAGTGACCCGTGAGGCTTTGAAGAGAATGACGGCGGACATCATCGCTCAGAAGAACTTACACTTCTTCTCCAGCGCTGAAGCCGCCAAAGCTTGGGGCGCCCAAGCCGCGATCGCACTGCCTAGAATGCGACAGGCCGCAGCTCAAATGCGGCATGCCAAGCACCGGTTGGACACTCTCAAAGCCTACGAGGCGGATCTGGTTAAACGGATCGCGTACGTTAAGGAGGTCTATAAGGATTCCGAATCTAAGTACACAAAAGCGATGTCACCTGACATCGAAGATCTCGCCACCCTTATGGCTGCACAGCCAGCGCGCATTAAGTTGCGCGACGACCTCCAAGCTCGCATCGCTCTAGCACAAAAAGAGTACGATGCCGAGCGCGCTCATTTCCATGACGCCGCGGAGTCTTATGAGAAGCCCATCCCTGTGACCACGTCGTTTGAGATCCCCTCCAAAGTGTTCAAAGAAGAGGAGCGCGTCGAACCTACTAAAGACGGCGTCCTCATTGCCGGAACAGAGTTTCT